ATCTCAGCTCTTAAAAATGCTTCAATGAGTGGTTTCATTAAAACAGAGTTACTTAATAAGATTCTTGATAAGATTGACCAACATAAAGGAGATAGAAAATGAAAATGTTACTACAATATATAACATCAACCAGAATGGTTTACTTTCTAATGTCAATGGTATTGATATTCGGGTACATATTTCGTTCATGGGGAGTTGTAATATTTGTCTGCTTGATGTTGCAAATTGGTGTTTGGACGGGATTCTGTCCTTCAAAATACTTTTTTGAGAAATGTGGGTTTAAAAAGACGGAGTTATAAATGAAAGCCCTCGAAGGGATATCTGTTAGTTCTAAGATATCTTTAGTTATAGCAGGCATCATTATGTTTGCCTTTTTTTCGGTACAAACTTGTATAGTTTTTGGAATTTGCCAACCTACATTATTCTTAGCTAAATTTGGTTGGGGCTGTGTTGTATTCTTTATGCCTCCATTTTTCAAAGTAGTATATGAGTTCATAAAAAATAAAGAGCAAATCAAAGATGATTTATTTGCTAAAAATGTATTTCTAGAACATGCTGCAAAAATTATTCGTCATGATATGCATAGTGGTATCAATACTTATTTGCCTCGAGGCATCAAATCATTAAGACGTCGTATTACTGAAGAACAAATCCAACAATTAAAAATACAAGCCCCATTACAACTCATTGAAGATGGATTAGCACACGCACAAAAAGTATATTCAGGTGTTTATGAATTTACTAATTTAGTAAAACAAAATGTACAAATGAGTAAACAACCTCATAATATTAAAACAATATTAGAAGATTATTTACGTTTAACAGCATATAAAAATCAAGTTCTTTTAAATGATAATTTACCTACAGAATTAGAAGTAAATGAACCATTATTTTGTACCGCAATTGATAACTTAATCAGAAATGGATTAAAATATAATGATTCTCCCACAAAATGGGTAAAAATATACCAAGAAGGAAGTTATCATGAAGGTAGTTATATTGTTATTCAAGATAATGGCCGCGGAATAAATCAACAAGACTTTGATGAATTATCAAAACCATATGTTAGGAAAGAAGGACAAAAAGAAACAGGTACTGGGTTAGGATTAAATATTTGTAAAGTTATAATAGAAGAACATGGTTTTAATATTTATGTAGAAAAAGTTTATAAAAATGAAGAATTTTTAACCCAAGAACTTGATAAATTAGAAGAAAAAATTGCCTGGAATCCTAATAGTTATATTTATAATAGAGAGAAGGTTGAAAAAGCAGCAAAGGAAACTGAATATAAAGGATTTCTCCAAGTAAAACGAGGAGGAAACAAAGCAAAATTATTTGTGCAATGGATTCCATCACATCTCAAACCGGTAATAGGAACAAAAATAAAAATACAGGTATACAATGATTGATACATTAATGTTAATAGATGATGAAAATTTATTTCATCTGGTGTTTGAAGATGCATGTTCTCTTCTAGATATTGCAATATCTGTTGAAGCATTAGATAGTAGTGATAAAGCTGCAGAAATGTTTAAGAAATGGTTTCCTGATGACCCGAATCACGAAAGACCCGAATGTGTATTTGTTGATTTGAATATTCTGGGTTCATCTTTTGATGGGATTGAAATGATTCGTAAAATCAATCACGAATATGGTAACGGATGTGTTATAGGTATTATTTCATCATCTCAAGATGAACAAGAAATTGAAAAAGCTAAATTAGTTGGTGCACAATTCTGGATTATCAAATCTGATGATATAGAGCCTAGATTAGAAGAATTTCATAAAGACTACGAAGGATATAAAAACAGAACAGCTCCATTTAAAGTTTATAGATAATGATTAAAGTAACGGAACATACAAGAAATGTTCTATTAGAGGTTGCAAAAAAAAGAAAAGTTTATGTAGAAGGTAATTTTCTAAAAATTTTATCAGCCCCTGATGGTGATACTGAATTTGAGGAATATCTTAAAATCTGTAAGGAAAAGGATTCTGATAAAAGAAGACAGCGATTAGAGGTTACTAAACAAGTACAATCTCAAAACAAAGATTTAGAACAAGCCGCAAAAGAAAATGTTAGGGTTAATAAACAATTAGAAAAGGCCTTAGACGAAGCAGAAGCGGCTAAGAATAAAGCAGAAGAATTATTAATTACATCCAAAGCCCATTTTAGAAACACAGAAAAAAAAGAAAAAGAACAAAATCAAAAACTAACAGAAGCATTAAAAGAAGCAGAACAAGCCCACGAAGAAACTCATAGATTAAGGTTAGAAGCAGAAAATGCTAAATCTAAAGCAGAACAAGATTTAAGTTTACTTCAAAAGAAAACCCAAACTGAATTAATGGGTAATATAGTAAGGGTTGCTCTCTGGGTGATTATGGGTGTTGGATTACTTACCACAGCATTATATGTGTTTGTGATGGTAAGAGGATTAGATGCTAAAATTATAGAATCGACTTGGTCAAACTTATTTGGTATTCTATTAACAAACTCATTCAGTATCATTGGTACTATTATGGGCGTTAAACACGCTACTAAAGACAAAGAATAGGATCTTCCCAATATTTTCATTATAATATGTTATGGATTATAAAAATATACTGTACGGAGCATTATTCTTTATTCTAGGACAAGCTGTTGTTTGGATTCAAATCAACGGTCCTATCATATGGACTTGGGCTAAAGAATGGAGATGGGCTTTAATGTTAGTCGGCGTTCCTATTACATGGTTCTTTATGGAGGGCACACGCTATCTAGTAGAAGGTTTTAACGGCTCTTTCTGGCCAAGCAGATTCATTTCATTCAGTATGGGTATTCTCGTTTTTACGTTGTTTACGTGGTTATTTAGGGGCGAAGGCATATCTATTAAAACTGCAGTGTCATTGTTACTTGCACTAGGCATCATTTGTACACAGCTCTTTTGGAAGTAAACATATTTATAATAAATGAATATGTACTGGAGTATATAATGAATATAGATAATATCATTAAAGAAGAAATTGCTCGATTAAATGAAACAGCTGGTAAAAATATGCCAGATACATTTTTCGATCGGGTTGTACAAAAGCTAGGCGGAACACCAACTGAAGAAAAAAGAAAATTTTTCAGAGCATGGAAACGAGCAGAAGGCACTGATGCAAGATTCAATCCATTAGGAACAACACTTAAACTTAAAACCTCACATGGTGGTTCGACTGACATGAAAGGTAGCTATAATAACGGCCAGCCTGTACAGGATTATAAAACAATGGATGCTGGTGTTGATGCTACATTTTGGACGTTACAAAATACATATGGAGGTAAGGCTTATCAAAATTTAGTTGATAAACTAAAATCTGATGATGTAACTGCAGAAGAATTAGCTGCAGAAAAGAAAGAATTAGCTACTTGGTCAATGACGTCTGGAAATTATGTAGCAAAACAACTCCCATATGTATCAACGGCATTAGGATCTAAACAGACTACTGATACAGAACCTACACCAGACGCAATTGATCCTTATGAAACAGATGCTTCAGAATTTGAAGCTTCACCAGAAGAGGTTGCAAAACGTAAAAGCTTCGAAGACAATTTAGATACATTTCAAACCATATTAGACTTTGTAGGCTTCGTTCCAGTAATTGGGGATATTGTCGATTTTGCTAATGGGTTACTTTATTTCTTCCGCGGACAATATATGTCAGGTACATTGTCAATGATAGCGGTGATACCAGGCGTAGGGTCTGCAATCGCAGTTCCATTGAAAGTTGCATTTAAAGGTATAGGAAAAATTCCAAAGGGTGTGTTTACCATGTTAGTAAAAAACCCGGTGAGTGCAAGTAGTTGGTGGGCAAGAAATGTTTGGAGTAAAATACTAGGAAAAGAATTAAGCCCATCAACTCTTAAAATATTTTTAGATAAAGGCGATGATATACTTAAAGGTGTAAATGATGTAAAATCGACTTTGCGTCAGAGAGGATTTACTAATTTAGCAGATTCAGCTGATGATGTAGGTAGTTTCTTTCGAAACATGTTAGAAGGCGGATCAAAATACTATGATGATATAACAAAAGCAGCAACAGAAATGTCTGATCTAACATATCGAAAAGGTATATATGGAAAACTTCAAAGATTTGGAACTATGATAGCATCAGAAAAATTGATAAAAGGAATCAAAAGAGTTGATTTGCGTAAATTGGAAATGGGTGCATTGAATAGATTCGAGAAAAATGT